AAACTTTTTAATTAACAGGAGAAAAATTATGTCAGATGACAACACACAAAACACACAACTAAACTTTGAATCTTTATATTTACAAGCACAACAAGAGATTGCTAATTTGCAACATCAAATCAGATTATTAGCATTACAGATAAATGAAATGCAATCTGATAACAGTGTAGCAGTAGATACAAAGGCTGATAAGAAAAAAGCAAACTAGGAGGGAGTATGGCAGGTCTTACAGTTCATACAGAGCCTGCATCAGAGCCTTTATCACTATCAGAGACAAAATCTTATTTGAGAGTTGATGGCAGTGGTGATGATACTCTTATTACATCATTAATTGTTACTGCAAGAAAAATTGCAGAGCAACACATGAGCAGAGCAATTATCTCCCAAACATTACGCCTTTTAATAGATACACTTGAAGATTATGATGATCCATTGTGGGAAGGTATGCGCACTGGACCATATTTAAACTATTACAAAGACTATATTGATTTACCTTTTCCAGAGGTTACATCAGTAACACATGTTAAAACTTTTGATGATGCAGATACTGCAACCACTTTTGCTAGTTCAAAATACTTTTTGGATAATGCAAGAGTGCCTGCAAGAATTGTATTAAGGACTGGAGAAACCTTTCCAACAGCTTTACGTGTAGCAAATGCTATAGAAGTGCAATACGTTACAGGTTATGCTGATGCCAGTTCTGTTCCTGCACCAATTAAAATTGCTTTGTTTCAAATTGTTGCTTTTCTTTATGAGCATAGAGGAGACATGTATGAGGCAAAATCATCATTACCACCAACAGCAAAAAAACTGCTTGATCCTTTTGTTGTATATAGTGGGTTAGGAAGTTCTAAACTTCTGCAGCTAGGATAATGAAAATTGGATCAATGCGTCATGCAATTACATTTCAAAATCAAGGAACTGCAAGAGATGCAGGCGGTGGAATAAGTTCTGGTTTTAGCACGTTAGCTACTGTATACGCAAACGTAAAGCCGACCACTGGCAGGGAAGTATATAAGCAAGGCAAAGTAGTAGGGATAGTGTCTCATGAGATTACAGTGCGTTACAGGGAAGACATCACAAATGCAACCAGAATCAGTTTTGACAACAAACTATTCAATATTAGAGGAATAATTAATATTGACCAAAGAGATAGATACTTGAAGCTTTTATGTGAGGAAGGAGTTGCCACATGAGTGTTTTTCAAATAGGTAACATAAACAAAGTAAACAAAAAGTTAGAAAATATGATCACTCCAAAATTAGTAAAGTCAAAAATACGTGATTCTGTGCAAATGGTGGAAAAAGAAGTTAAAAAAAGTTTACAAAGAGGTGGATCAGGACAAACATATCAAAAATATAAACCACGTAGAACACATACTGCATCTGCAGCAGGTCAACCACCTGCAACTGATACAGGTGATTTGGTGCGTAGTATTTCTATTGAAGTTAAAGAAAGACCAAAGACGATTGAAGGCAGACTCATTGTAGGTGAAGATTATGCAATACATCTAGAATATGGAACTACTAACATGCAGGCAAGACCATTTTTACAACCTGCTTTTGAAAAAAGTAAGCCAAAGATAAAAGCTAAGTTTGCCAAAGGTGTTTTATGAGTATTGGACAATTTGCATTACAGTCAACAATTTATAGCACTCTTAACAATGACAACACACTCACCAACACACTTGGCGCAGGTGTATATGATGAGGTGCTAGAGAACGCAACATATCCATTTGTTTCACTTGGAGAAGAAACAGCAGTTGATTACAGCACAAAAGACCTTGATGGAGGTGAATTTACCATAAATATACATGTTTGGTCTCAATACAAAGGAGCAAAGCAGGCAAAGGAAATTATGGACAGGATACACGATTTATTGCATGATAGTAGTTTAACTGTCAGTGGATTTAATCTTGCTAATTTAAGATTTGAATTTTCTGATATACTTAGAGACCCAGATGGAGTAACTAGACATGGAGTCATGCGATTCCGAGCAATAATATTAGGAAGCTAATTTATTTTTTAGGAGAAGAAAATGGCAGCACCAATAAAAGGAAAAGATGTCTTGATAAAGCTAGATAATAGTGGAAATTATCAAACTATCGGAGGTCTTAGATCAAGTTCAATTACTTTAAATGATGAAGCAGTTGATGTTACACATAAAGATTCAGATGGATATAGAACACTTCTAGCAGGTGGTGGAGTAAATTCAATAACTATTTCTGGCAGTGGAGTTTTTACTGATTCAACTACAGAGAATTTATTAAAAGATGCATATTTAGCACAGCAAAACAGAGCAGTTGATGGCTCATCAGCACAAACACCTGCTTTTGAAAATTTTGAGTTTTTTATACCAACATTCTTCAAATTTAGGGGTGCTTTCCAAATAACATCACTTGAATATGCAGGTGAGTTTAATGGTGAAGGCACATATTCCATGACATTTGAATCAAGTGGTGTAATTCTAGTAACAGCATCATAATGGCTTGGCATAAAGTAAAAATAGACTTAGGTGATGAATCTGTAGATGCAATGATGTCTGCAGATGAATCACAACTTGAAGTAGCAAACGTAATAGAAGTAGGAGATAGCATAAAAGTAAATAAAAAGACTTATAAGGTCATTTCCTCAGTTATAGACGTAAGAGATAATTTTTTAACACTGAATCTTGCAAAGGCAAGTAAACCAAAGGAGAAAAAGTCAGATGACAACAAACAAGCTAAAGGGTGAATATAAACTTACACTAGCAGGAAAAGATTACAAAGCTAGACTTAATATTGACGCCATCATGCGTATTGAAGCAGCGACCAACAAAAGTGTAATACAGCTTGCACAGGATATGGCGACAAATCAAGGCATTACAGTCTCACAAATATTAGTTGTCCTCACAAATGCACTTCGTGGCGGTGGCAATGATTTGAATGAAGCAGATATAAAAAGTATTATTTCACAAGGGTATATGGAGGCAGTTACTTCTGTTGCCCAAATTCTAACAAAAACCTTAACAGGTCATTCAGAGGAAGAAACCGAGCAGGGAAAGCAAGAACAGGTGGAGTAGCAGTGAACGCTCTACCTATCAGCAGATTTTTTGAAGTTTGTGTTGGTATGATAGGCATATCTCCACATGAGTTTTGGAATTTATCACTCACAGAAGTTTATTTAGCAATACAAGGTTTCAAAGAATTCAATGGATCAAATGAAGATGATCAATCTATGGGTAAAGATAGATTACAAGAACTTATGGAGTTATATCCAGACTAATGGCTAAAACAGTTGATGAACTGCTCATCAAAATAAAAGCAGATACCAGAGAACTTGAAGCAAAGCTTAAAAAAGCACAGGGAAGTTTAAAAACCACCGGAGCCACAGGTGTTGCTGCTTTTGGTGGTGCAGGTTTAGCAGGCAGTATTGACAAAATACCTAAAGCTGCAGTCGCCGCCACAGTCGCCATTGCAGGTATAGGTGTTGCAGTTAGTAAAATCGCGCAAGCAGGCATGCAGTTTGAAGATTTAAAAGATTCACTAGATCAAGTATTTGGCAGCATAGAAGCAGGTGATGCTGCAATGGATAAAGTCTTTACTTTTGCACAAACGACACCATTCCAAATTGAAGATGCTACAAAAGCTTTTATTGCTTTAAAGTCTGCAGGTATTGAGCCAAACATGGAAATGTTACAAACATTTGCAGATACTGCATCTGTCTCAGTTGATCAACTTGGAACATTTGAAGCCTTAGTCAGAACTGTGCAAAGGTCTGCTTCTGGCGGTATGGGTTTAGAAGAACTCAACATGATTTCTGATAGAGGTATAGATGTTTTAGGAATACTGCGATCAGAACTTAATTTAGGAAAAGATGATATTGCTAAATTTGGTAAGACTGCAGAAGGTGCTGCAATAATTGTAGAAGCACTTGTAAAGGGGTTACAGGAAAAATTTGGTGGTGCTATGGAAGCCAAAATGGATAACTTATCTACAAAATCTTCCAATATGACTATTGCTTTCAAACAGCTTGCTGATGAAGTTTTTAAATCTGGACTTGGAGATTTTCTTAAAGATATGGCTGATCGTCTGACTGAGATGGCAAATGCGGCAGGTAAGTTGGTGCGAACTGTAACAGGTAATCAAAACGCAGTTGATCTTACTGGCGCAACAGACCCAAAAGAACAGCTTGAAATTCTTAGAAAATTAAGAGCAGAAGAACAAGCAGAAGTAGAAAGACTACAGAGTATTACGGGTCCATTAGGAAACAGACTTATAGGTGATGATTCACCCAGACTTTTAAGACTGAAAGCTTCTATAGAAGAAATTGATGGCGTAATGAGAGAACTTGGAATGACCTTTATAGATACAGGAAAACAAGTTTTTGAAAAATTTGAAGTATTTGAACCAAGTCAAAAATTTATTGAATTTATGCCAGAACTTAAAAGGCTTGCAAATGATGCTAGTGATCCATTAGAGGAGGTTGGAAATCAGATTGCATTAATACAAGAGATTTTAGACTCTGATGATGTAGAAAAATTTGCAGAGTTTTATGGACTTACCAAAGAAGAATTAGAAGGAGTGCAAACACATTTAGAGGGAGTAAAAACAGAATTAAGTCAAACAACAGGAGAGATTGGTCCACTGCAAGATGCAGTTCAAGATGCAGCAAATACTTTTTCTAATGATTTTGTGCAAGCAATAATGAGTGGTCAAGATGCGTTAGCAAGTTTTGAAGATTTTTCAAGAAACATTGTTTCACAAATTATTTCTACATTCTTACAGCTTGGTGTTGTAAATGAAATACTCAATGCTATTTTTCCTCAGCTAAATTTAGATACACTTGGAATGTTTAATGGAAAAGCAGGTGGTGGAACTGTGCAAAGGAACAGCCCAGTATTAGTTGGTGAGCGTGGTCCAGAGATTTTTGTTCCAAATACAGGTGGAACAGTTATGAATAACATGAACAGTAAAAATGCAATGGGTGGTGGATCAGTAAACATTTATCAAAACCTCAATTTTGCAACTGGTGTAGTTCCAACTGTAAGAGCAGAAGTTACTAAAATGCTGCCGCAGATTGCAGAAGTTACAAAAGGCGCAGTGCAAGAACAAGCTATGCGAGGTGGCAGCTATAGAAGGAGTTTATTAGGTGGCTAGAATAATTGATATGCCGACTACTCCAAATTTTGTAAGGAGTAATTTTAAGTTGGTAAGAACAGTAGGAACTGTTGTATCACCATACACAGGTAAAATACGAACACAGGAATATGATGGTGTTTTCTGGGAGGCCACTGTAACCCTGCCACCAATGAGGAGAGATGTTGCAGTAAATTGGCAATCATTTTTACTAGAGTTAAACGGTCCAGTAAATCATTTTAAATTTGCAGACCCAGATGCATTAACTAACAAAGGAACATATGATGGCACAACTTTACTTTCTGATCATAGAATAAGCGCATCAAGTCAGACACTTTCTTTTAATAATACTAATAATGTCATAACTGGTAGCAGTAATGTTTTTGATCCAATAAGTGTGGGTGATTTTATTTTTATTACTGGTGCAGATGACGTTGCTAATAATGGATCACACAAAATAACAACAAAAACTGATGCAAATACAATACGCGTAGATACAACACTTACAACAAAAGTAAGTGATTCTGGAATTACAATAAAATGTAATCAAAAAGGCTCAACTGGTCTTAATCTAGATGCAAGTTCAAATTCAGCAACAGGAACAATAAAAAAAGGTGATTATTTACAGATAACAGGTGGCACTAGCGCAACTGGTAATCCTGTTCAATACGTGATGGCTACAGAAGACGCAACACTCAATGTAAATGGCGGTGCTGATCATTATGGAGTAAGAATACAACCAAAACTAAGAACAGAACTAGCTGATAACCATGTTGTTAGATTTGCAACACCAAAAGGCTTGTTTAGGCTTGCAGGCAAAGATGTTGATTGGGATGCTGATCAAATCTCAAATTATGGTATATCTTTTTCATGTATTGAGGTGGTATGAGTTTTAATAGAGATGGTATTGATGCAACAATTGCTGATCTCTTAGCACAAGATCATCAAATATTATTTTTTGCAGTAAAAGCAGAGTTTGATTCTGGTGATGTGCGTGTTTGGTCTGGTGATGGTGATTTATCTGTTGGTGGAGAGAATTATTTAGGTGTTGGAACTTTATTACAAATAAGTGGAGCAGAGGATAATTTAGAACTGACCTCAACTGGTGTTTCTGTTTCTCTTGCAGGTATGGATGCAACTGTTCTTAACCTTGCCTTGACAGAAAATTATCAAAATAGACTGATTACAATTTTTTTAGGATTTCTTTCTGGTGGCACAGATGTTTCTGTTGGCACAATGACAATTTTTAAAGGCAGAATGCAGAGCATGACAATTAATGATGATCCAAATGGGTCACTGATACAAATTGATGCAGAAAATAGGCTTATTGATTTGCGCAGACCATCAAATCTACGTTATACAAAAGAATCACAAAAATATATTGATAGTTCAGACTCATGCTTCAACAGGGTGCAAGATTTAGCAGATAAAGAGATTATTTGGGGACACTCATCTTCTAACACAGGGCGTGGCTCTGGTGGTAGAGGCAGTGGCAGTGGACCAGATTCTGCAGGTGGCAGAAATGACAAAATATTAAGTGAATTGAAATAATGAAAAAAAAAGTTGATTGGCAGATAGATTTTAATAAATTTGTTGAAAAAAATTTTGACAAGCCATTTGTTTGGGGAAAGTGGGATTGTTGTCTTTTTTCTGATGCTTGTATAAAAGCCATTACAGGCGAAAGTTTGATACCAAAGCAATTAGTATGGTCAGATGAAAAGAGTGCAATACAAGCGATTACAGGCTATGGAAAGACACTTAAAAACAGTATTAGTAAGGCAGCAAAAAAAAAGAAGTTACAAAAAGTAGATATAAATTATTTACAAAAAGGTGATCTTGTTGTGATTGACAACAATGGTCAAGTGTGTGGCATTTATGATGGTAGTAAAACAATAGGACCAAATGATATGGGCATTGCAGCTATTTCTGGAAGTAAAATTCTTTCAGCATGGAGAATAAATGAGTAAGCATATAAAAACTGCATTAAAAGTTTTTGTAGTTACGTTCTTAGTTATTGCAACTGCAGGTGCAGCAGGTTTAACTCTTGTCGGCGGAACTGCAATCACCGCAGGTGTCGCAGCAAAAATGGCAGCAATGTCAGCACTTTCTACACTCGTTGGTGGTCTCATGTCAAAAGGAATGGGTGGTGTAGGTGGTAATTTTGATGAGGGTGCAAAAGTTGCAGCACGTTCTCCATCTGCACCAAGACAAATAATATATGGAGAAGCCAAAGTCGGTGGAACTATAACGCATATTGAAACAACAGGAACAGATAATAGTAAATTACAACTGATCATTGTATTAGCAGGGCATCCTTGTCAAAGCCTAGAAAGTGTAATCATTAATGATGTAGAGCTTACAACAACAACAGTAAGTGGTTTTCAAGTCGTAACAAACACAGAATTTATAAATACAGATAATCCAAATACAGATTTTGGGTCTGGCAGACTAATAAGATTTTTATTTAAAGATGGAACACAAACAACTGCTGATTCAAATGTAACGAGTGCAATTTCAAGTTTTGGCGCAAATGATAAGTTTATTGGAATGTCATATGTGTTTATGGAAATGTATTATGACTCAGAAGTTTTTGGCGGTGGCATACCCCCTTTATCATTTAGGGTAAAAGGTAAAAAAGTGTTTGATCCAAGAGACACCAATCAAACATTCAGTGATACGTCAACTCATACGTTTTCAACTAATCCTGCTCTGCATGTTTTAGATTTTATAAAAGATACGACTTATGGATTGAAAGCAACAGAAAGTGAAATATGCCTTACTGATTCTTTAGGGAGTTTTAAAGTTGCAGCAAACACCTGTGATACAAATGCAGGGATTGTTACTGTTACCAATAATGGAGCAGTAAGCAATTCAACAACTTTCACTCTTAATACGACGAATGATAATCATTTACTTGTTACAAATGGAAGCAGAGTTACAGGCACAGATGCAAGTGGAAATTCTATAAATACAACAGTCGTCAAAAGACTTATTGATTCTGTTACTCTGGCAGATGCAGTAACTTTAAATAATGGAACTTCACTTACTATTGGTGAGACTTCTTATAAAAGTAATGGCTTTACAGATTTTGCATCTGATGGTGAGGCAATTTTATCAGGATTACTTAGTGCTATGGCAGGTCGCATGTCATATGTTAATGGTAAATTTGTTGTTTTTGCAGGCGCATCTGGATCACCAGATTTAACAATTACAGATGATAATTTATTAGAGCCGATACAGGTGGTAACAAAGCCAAATAGTGGGGAAAGTTACAATCAAGTCAAAGCAGTTTTTCCAGATGCAAATAAAAATTTTGTACCAACAGATTCACCAGTTCTTACAGCAACAAATCCATCAACTTCAAATACCTATTTAAGTGAAGATACGCCATCAGGTGAAAGTGAGGCAAATTACAAAAAACTTCTTGAAATACAACTGCCATTCACAACTTCTGTAACGATGGCAGAAAGAATTGCAAAGACACAAATATTGCATGCAAGGCAAGACACAACTATATCAATGCTATGCAATATTAATTATATGAAGTTACAACCTTTTGACTATGTAAGAGTAACAAATGAAAGATTAAGTTATACAAATAAATTATTTGAAGTTCTTTCAATTTCACTTGAAGTTATAGAGTCAGATTCAGTTCCAGTTGTTGCAACTAGATTAGAACTTAAAGAAATAGATAATGCAGTGTGGACGTTTGCTCAAAGTGATTATGTAAAACCTGTAACAGATGCAGCACCTCCAACTACAGGAAGTTACAGTGTTCCTGCTCCAACAAATCCTGCAGTAACCCTTGATAAAGTAAATACAGGATATGATCTAAATGTAACGTGGAGTAGTGCTGTTGATGATAATGTGCAAGGGACAGAAATACTATATGGAACATCATCTGGAACTTATGTGTCATCTATTCTTGCAGGAAAAGGATCAAGTAAAGAAATCATTAATAATGTAAAACCAGACACAACATATTTTATTGTTTTAAGACATTTTAGTTCTAATAATGTTTTTAGTGATAAAACATCAGAAATATCTATTGCCACAGGTGGTGCTGATACACCTGCTACTATTTCAGATTTATCAAGAGTTCAAGATAAGCCATTTCACATAGGACTTTCATGGACTAACCCTAATGCATCAGATTTACGAGAAATACGCATACACAGGGCGACAAGCTCTTTTACAACTGCTCAAGCAACAAGCAGCAACCTTGTAAGAACAATTGCTGCAGCGCCTAATGTAGTTCAACAAGCAAGTTTCGGAGTTGAAGATGGATTGACTGCAGGAACAACATATTATTTTAGGGTTGTACCAGTTTCATATTTCAACAAAGTTGGAACTGCATCTAATGAAGTAAATGGTTCATTTGCAAAAGTGGCAGGAACAGATATAAGAACTGATACAGCTATAATTGCAGGTACAGAAACAAATATTGCAGCACTTGATGGTACTGGAACTGGGGAAACTACAGTAAGAATATTTGCAGGTAAACCGATAGGACAAAAAGATACTGCACCTTTTAGAGTTACACAAGGTGGAGCATTGACTGCAACAAACGCCACTGTATCTGGAAACATTACTGCATCATCTCTCAATGTTACAGGTGCAACTGTTACAGGAACAATTGATGCAAGTAAAATTACTTTAAATAATGAATTACTTACTGATATATTTGCTCTAGCAGGGAGTGGAACAGCACAAACACTTTCATTGGGTCCAGATAATAAAAATCTATTAAAAGTTGATGGTATTCAACTTAAATATTTTGCTTTTGATCAAGTGCAAAATCAAGGCACAGAAGTATTGCAAATGGATATGGATACTCTTGAATTATTTAATACAAGGTTTGATCATACACAGATAACATTTACAAGTTCTGGATCAATTTCAGCAGCTACTTTATCTGCTACAACTTCTTTAACACTTGGCTCTGGCTCTGCACCATCAACCACGACAAACAAATTATATAATGTTGGTGGCAGTCTGTTTTTTAATGGCTCACAAATTGGAACAGGATCAGGTGATATAACAGCAGTTGTTGCAGGCACTAACCTCAATGGTGGTGGAACTTCTGGAAGTGTTACGCTTAACTTAGATTCAACTATTACAGGCAATCATACTTTTTCAAACAACCTCACTATTGGCGGTGATCTTACAGTTCAAGGCACAACTACAACTCTTAACACTGCAACTCTGAATGTAGAAGATAAAAACATAACGCTAAATTATTCAACAGGTGATTCTTCTGGCAGTGCAGATGGAGCAGGTATAACTATTCAAGATGCAGTAGATGCTTCAACAGATGCAACGATTTTATGGAATGCGACCTCAGATAAATTTGAAATTTCTCATGGTTTAGATTTTCCTGATAGTGCATTGCTAAGATTGGGAAATGGTGCTGATCTTAGAATACAACATAATGGAGTTAATAGTTTTATAGATAATGAGACTGGTGATTTATTCATAAGACAAAAACTTGATGATGGCGATGTTCATATTCAATCAGATAATGGTAGCGGTGGTCTTACAACTTATTTCAGAGCAGATGGTTCAAATGGTCAAGCTCAACTCTTTCATTATGGAAGTCAAAAATTAAATACAACAAGTGCAGGTGTAAGTGTTACAGGTGGTTTAGATGTAGGAACAGTTACATCAACAGGTAATTTAGTTCTCAATCAAGATAGTGGAACAATTTTTATTGGTGCTGATCTTGACATGAGAATACTGCATGATGGCTCAAATGGAACTTTTAGAAATGACACAGGTAATCTTACAATTGATATAGGTGGTGAACTTAATATTGATGTAGATGGTGGTGCGATAAATTATAAAGATGGTGGCACTCATTTTGGTTCTATAGAAAAAGATGGAAACAATTTTAGATTTGAAAGTAAAATTTCAGATGGAGATATAGTATTTAGAGGAAGTGATGGAGGATCAGGAATAAATGCTCTTTCTCTTGATATGTCAAATGCAGGTGCTGCTACTTTTAATTCTGGTGCAACTTTTGGAAGTCATACAAGAGTTAATGGAGACTTTTCTGTAAGTGCTGCATCAGGAGAGGATAGATTTGCAATACTTCCACAATCAGCAGGCTCAGGAACTATTTTCTTTTCAGGTAATGAGGCCTTAACAGCTTATGAGCCACTTACAATGGATTTTGAAGATTTAAGATTACGAACTTCAGGCACAGAAAGGATGCGTATTACTTCTTCAGGACTGGTTGGTATAAATAATGTTTCTCCTGATGAAAAATTACATATTTCAGGTGGGGGTATAAAAGTTGATGGTGAAGCAACTATAGCTTCAGGTTCAGGAACAGGTGTATTTTTAGATTATGCAAGTAATGTAGGAAGGATTACTGCTTTAGATCAGGGTGTAGCTTGGAGGTCTTTACGATTAAATGCTGCTGATATTCAATTTTATATAGCAGGTGGTCAACAGATGCAATTAAATTCATCTGGCAATCTTATTGTTGGAAGTGGCTCACCTGCATTTACAAATGGCTCTGGAATAGAAATTGAAAAAAGTAATGCAGCAACTTTAAGAATTCAAAGACTTGGTGGTGATGCTGCTGAAATATTTATGGATACGAGTGGTTTTCATGTAAAAGATTTATCACATGGAACTATGACTTTCGGCACAGCTAATACTGAAAGAATGAGGTTAAACTCTACTGGTTTAGGTATAGGACTTGGTGGAAATAATCCAGATGCAAAATTAAGAATTAACCAAGATGCAAACTCTTTAGCTTTAAAAGTAACAGGTGGTGGAGGTGGTGTAAATATTGCTGAGTTTACAAGAGATGTTGGTGCAACTGCTAGTGTAAATATTAATGCTAGTGGGGGTGAGCCACAAATATCTTTTGTTGATGCTAACACTTTTGCAATCGGTGTAAATAGCACATCTTTTGAGATTGCTGATAACACACATATTGGAACTAATCCACGTTTATCAATTGATAACACAGGTAAAACAACATTCAATAGTGTAATTACAATACCTGCGACTGTACCTTCCTCTAAAGGTGGCAAAGCACTTAGATTCCCTGTTGATGCAGATGTGTCTGGAACAACAGAGCTAGAGTTCTTTACACCTTTATCTTCACCTGCATCATCGCTATCTGTAAGTAACACTTTAACAGCAGGTGCAATAGATATACCTTCTAATGGCACAAACGATACTAGAATAGAAATAGGAACAAGCCCTCTTGCTAATCATAATGCGTATGTTGATCTTGTAGG